TCGGGATAAGAGAATGGATATTCTTCACGCTGAAAAGTGCGCTGCTTTTTTTGGTACTTATTCTTGCTTTCACCGCTCTACAGTACGCCGTTATTTTCGGGACTCCTTTGTTTGACTATTTAACGGCTCCCGGTATTCGCATTTCCAGTATCTGCGGGATCCTCGCATCACTGATAGTGAGCTTCGGACCAAGTGTGTTGTACAGCATTAGATACTGCGTCAGGTAATCATCACAAGCCGCCTCCGAGCGGTTTTTTATTGGATGCTATTTATAAAACTCTGCCAAGCGTTACCACAATGGCGCTTCACAAAGATTTATAACGACAAAAGGAATAGTAAATGGCTAAACCACATTGGGAGGCCATCGAATCGGCATACCAGGCTGGCTTGATGTCTCTGCGTGTCAGGTATTTGATAATGATTTTACTTACCTCTGAAAGTTCTTCAGTATAAAAAGCTGATTTGTTTGAATTATCAAGGATAAGCAATGGACATCGAATTTGGGAGCATTACCCCTGTAAATGACGATACGGCGGTTTGCGTAGAAGTAACGATTTATACCAATGATATGAATGTGGAAAACATTAGCTTTTATCTGCGTTTCTCGGTAACTCCTGAGACAACACTTGCTGATATAAAGCGAGAAGCAAAAGCTAACGCGTTAAAACAGATGGAAAAAGCCATTCAATGGCTATCAAGTAACTGATTCCTCGCCGCCTTTGGGCGGTTTTTTATCATACCGAATTTATAAAACTCTGCAAAAGGTGTTCATGAAGTGCCTTTGACAGAATCTTATAGATGTTTTCACATATCGAAGTGTCAGCCAATCAGCGGCTGAGACTTTACTAACCAGTAGGATATTCTATTATGGCTAATTCAGATACACAAATGAAGCGGCCATATCCGCCATTATCGTTCGTTAATGAATTCAGACCACACATCGAGTTGGTTCCCGCCACTGAAGTGCTTGAGTGGGTTAACAGTCAAATACTCAGTGACGAAGGCGAGCTACACAATCCCGACCACGGACACTTAATTGACGCTGACATAAAAATCATGTGGGCATCATCTGCGTTTGAAAAGCAGGGCCGTACTGTTCTTGGTCAAGCCGAACAGGTAGCAATGAGAGCCGGTGGCTGGCAAAAGGCCCGGATGGAACAGCAGATGTACGAATGGTTTGGTGATGTGCCGACATTCATCATCACCCTGGCTGCTGATTACTGTGCTCAATGCTCAGACCTTGAGTTCTGCGCACTGATAGAACATGAGCTTTATCACATCAGCCATGCAAAGGATGAATTCGGCGCGCCAAAGTTCAACAAAGAGGGGCAGCCGGTATTGAAACTGCGCGGCCATGATGTTGAGGAATTTGTGGGCGTGGTTCGCCGATACGGCGCAAGCATTGAAGTACAGGAAATGATTGATGCGGCAAACAAACCTGCGGAGGTGGCCCATCTTAACGTTGCCAGGGCGTGTGGGACATGTCTGCTGAAACTGGCCTGATTAGTTACATTACGTTAGTCATGGAGGATGCCAATGGCTGCACTAAAACCAGAGGTTAAAGCCTTCATCGTTCAAGCCTTGGCCTGCTATGACACACCATCGCAAGTGGTCGCGCAGGTGAAACAAGAATTCAGCCTCACGTTAACTCTTCAGCAGGTGTCGTCATACGACCCGACAAAGGCCATCGCGAAGAATCTCGGACAGAAATGGATAGACCTTTTCAACTCAACTCGTTCCCGCTTTCAAACTGAAATATCAGATATCCCAATTGCCAATCGTGCTTATCGACTTAGAGCGCTTGATCGCATGGCGACGAAGGCCGAAAGCATGAAGAACTTTGCCATGACCGCTCAACTCATGGAACAGGCAGCGAAAGAGGTGGGCGATGCGTATACCAATAAACAGAAAGTTGAACACTCAGGCGGGATGTCTATTAGCTCAGTAGCATCAGTAATGGATGAGATAGGAGATGATGACCTGTAAGGGGTGGCTGTGTTAACTGATAAACAGAAAAAGCTGCTAAAGAACAGGTTCTGGCGTCTTAATCACCTCTACAAAATCAAAGACAAAAACGGAAAGTGCGTCACTTTCAAAATGACTCCTGAACAATTGGAGTATTTCGACGGTATGCACGACCGAAACGTGATCCTAAAGGCAAGGCAATTAGGTTTCACGACAGAGGTTTGCATCATCCAGCTTGATCTCGCACTGTTCCATAAAAAAGAATGTGCACTTATCGCTCACTCCCTTCCCGATGCAGAGCGCCTGTTTCGAAATAAAACCCAGTACGCCTACCGGCTTTTACCAGATGATATTAAGCGAGCAAATCCTTTAACCAAGGAAACGACGAGCGAATATGTGTTTGATAAAGGTGGCAGCGTAACGGTATCCACCTCGTTTCGTGGCGGTACGCTATACAGCTTGCACGTTTCGGAGTTTGGCAAAATATGCGCGAAGTACCCAGAGAAGGCCAAAGAGATAGTAACTGGAGCCTTTGAAGCCGTGCCGCTGGGTGGAAAGATAACCCTTGAGAGCACCGCCGAGGGACGCGCTGGCTATTTCTACGATTACTGCCAGGATGCAGAGAAAGCGCAACTCCAAGGGAAGGAACTTTCAAATCTCGATTGGAAGTTCTTTTTCTTCTCTTGGTGGAAGAATCCGCAGTACGCAATCGACCCGGTTGAGGGTTTACCGCAACGCCTTGTTGATTACTTTGCTGAGATGGAAGCTAAGCACTGCGCTCATCTTAACGAGCGCCAGAAAGCCTGGTACAACGCCAAAGAGAAGACGCTCGGCGATGACATGAAGCGGGAATATCCAACTATTCCGGCCGAAGCATTCCAACAGTCTGTTGAGGGTGCGTATTACGCTAAACAATTCCGCTGGCTCTATACCAATAAGCGGATCTGCAAATTACCTGATAACTCACATCTGCCGGTTCATACGTTCTGGGATATCGGCGTGGGTGACTCAACAGCCATCTGGTTCGTGCGTGAGGTCGGTGAGGAATTCCACATCATCGACTACTACGAAAACTCCGGTGAAGGTCTACGGCACTATATGAAGGTGCTGAAAGACCGTGGCTATACGTATGGCGACCATTGGGGGCCGCACGACATAGAAAACCGTGAATTCGGCTCTGATGCTAAGTCTCGTAAAGAACTGGCGCTGGAAGGCTATGAAATTGATGGGCAGATTTATTCCATGACATTCAAAGTGGTACCGAAAACTGGCGTTGATACCGGCATCGAGTCAGTGCGTGAAATTCTGCCTAAGTGTGTCTTTGATGAAGATAAATGCGCTGAAGGCATTACTCATCTGGAAGGCTACCGAAAAGAGTGGGATGACAAGCGCGGCTGCTGGAAAGATAAGCCACTTCACGATCACACATCTCACGGCTCTGATGGATTCCGTTACTTTGCTGTAGCGAAGAACAACAAGCGCACATACAAAACCGTGTTATCGATATAGGCAGGTGGCGCACCTACCGAGAAAAGAAAAGCGAAATCACAGGCGTGAAAGAGTGGTTGCTACACGACGAAGGGACAACAACTTTACAAAAAGTTGCATTTGTCCCTGTTTACGGCGATCGCATTGGCTTTATGCAATCCAGACCTCCGCTTGTCGAGCTTGCTCACATGAATGTTGAGCACTGGCAATCGAAGAGTGATCAGCAAACAATCCTCCACGTTGCCAGAGTTCCCATCCTGTTTGGTAAAGGGATGGATAAAGACGAAGTAATTACAGTTGGTGCAGCCAGTGCGGTAATTTCCGAAAAGCCTGAAGCTGACCTGAAATATGTGGAGCATACAGGCAAGGCTATTGAATCAGGACGGTTAGATATCCTTGATTTAGAGGATAAGATGCGTCAGATAGGCGCTGAGCTTCTTGTGGTTAAGCCAGGTAGAACAACAGTTGCCCAGACATTGGCAGAGAATGAGGCTGGCACCTGTGCGCTACAGAGAATTGTTGGTGACCTGACCGATGCAGCAAATCAGGCGCTGCAATTTATGGCTGATTGGATTAATGAACAGCAGGGCGGTCATATATCGATATTCCGTGACTTCGGGGCAGCAACACTTGCTGAGGCGTCAGCAGAACTTCTGCTTGAAATGAATATTGCCGGATCTCTTTCTAATGAAACCCTGTTTAGTGAGATTCAGCGGCGCGGCATGATTAGCGGCGATACTAAATGGGAAGATGAAGAGGGAAGAATTAAATCACAGCCGCCGCGACCAGGTTCAACTAAAACTAGCCTTACCGCTTAACACAAACCAAACCACTTAATAGCCCATGCAAACGCGTGGGCTTTTTTATTGCTGAAATCTGCGGATGCAGAACGGCGCATCGGGCCGGATGGCTCAACTAAAAGGTTGGATGACCACAATGAAACTGAAACTCGACGAAAACGGCCATGTAGTTGTAACTGATGGCAAACCTGTTTATGTGCAGGACGATGGTAAAGAAGTTCCTTTTGATGCAGTCGGTACTGTTGCAACAATTTCACGCCTGAATGGTGAAGCTAAATCACACCGTGAACGTGCTGAAGCTGCTGAAACAGCACTGAAATCCTTTGAAGGGATTGCAGATCCTAAGCTGGCATTAAAAGCCCTCGAAACTATTAAAAATCTCGACGACAAGAAACTGGTGGATGCCGGTGAAGTCGATAAAGTCCGCGCAGAAGCTATCAAGGCAGTTGAGGACAAGTACGCTCCAATTATCCAAGAGCGCGATGCACTCAGTGCCAAATTGGTGACTGAAAAAGTGGGTGGAAGCTTCGCTCGTTCGAAGTATATAGCTGAAAAAATGGGTATTCCTGCCGACATGGTAGAAGCTCGTTTTGGTAACAACTTCAAACTCGAAGGCGATAGCGTCATTGCTTATGACAAGTCAGGTAACAAGATTTTCAGTGCAAGCAACCCCGGCGAGCCAGCTGGTTTTGATGAGGCGCTGGGGATCCTCGTCGAGCATTACCCGTACAAAGACCAAATCCTTAAGGGGACCGGTGCATCAGGCGGCGGCTCTGGCGGTGGCAATGGTGGTACAGGTGGAAAAACAATCTCACGCGCACAGTTCGAGTCGCTAAGCCCTCAACAGCAGAGCGAGCAGGCTATTGCTGGCGTTCAAATTACCGATTAATAGGAAATAAACTCGATGTCCAATACCTTAACCAGTCTTATCCCTGACCTGTATGCTTCTTTGGACGTCGTGTCCCGTGAACTTGCAGGCTTTATTCCATCGGTAACGCTTGATGCGTCATCCGAACGAGCGTCATTAAATCAACCAATCCGCATCCCCATCACGCCAGCATCTCAGGCAGAAGATGTATCACCTGGTCAGTTACCTCCTGATGATGGTGATCAGACTGTTGGTAATACACCATTCACCATCACCAAATCTCGCATGGTTCCTTTCCGCTGGACTGGTGAAGAGCAGAAAGGGATTAATACCGGCCCTGGTTACGCGGGCATTCGCCGTGACCAAATCGCACAGGCAATGCGTACCCTGGTTAACGAAATCGAAGTGGATTTGGGTAAGCTTGCATTTCTTTCATCGCGTGCATCAGGCACTGCGGGTACAACTCCGTTCGCAACCAATCTCGGCGACACCGCGCAGGTTCGTAAAATCCTGTCAGACAACGGTGCTCCACTGAGTGATCTGCAATGCGTAATCGATACTACATCAGGTGCATCGCTACGTACTCTGGCTCAATTAACCAAGGCGAACGAAGCCGGTACTACCGCGCTACGTGCTCAAGGTACTTTGCTGGAATTGCATGGTTTCCAATTGCGTGAATCAGCGGGCGTTGCTGCTCACACTCCAGGCACTGGCGCAAGCTATGTAACCAATGGCGCTCTAGCAATTGGTGCGACAACTATCCCCGCTCAGACTGGCACTGGCACTATTCTGGCTGGTGATGTTGTGACTATCGGCGCATACAAATATGTCGTTACCACAGCTCTGTCTGGAGGCTCATTCGCCATTGGTGCACCAGGGCTGCGTGCTGCTGTTGCATCCGGCGCAACAATTACTGGTGTATCTGCCTTCACTGCAAACTTTGCATTCAGCCGCTCTGCGATTGTTCTGGCGACTCGTGCACCTGCACTGCCAGAAGAGGGTGATATGGCATCTGATCGCATCATGTTGCAAGACCCGCGTACCGGCATGGCGTTCGAAGTCTCTATGTACAAACAGTATCGTCGTGTTCGCTACGAAATTGCTGCTGCTTGGGGTTGCCAGAACATCAAACCAGCCCATACAGCAATCTTGCTTGGTTAATCAAAAATGCCGCTGGGGAACTGGCGGCGATTTAATTTCGGAGATTCACATGGCTAAGAAAGCTGACAGTAACGACGACGACCAGTCAGTAATCGCATTCGTAACAATGGTTCGTGACGAGATTGCATATCCAGCACCGCACGAAGCACAAGTTCACCCCGACGAAGTGAAAAACTATTACTCAGGCGGCTGGCTAGAGAAGAAAGACGAGGCTAAATAATGCTAACAGATCAGCAAGTATCCGACGTCAGGCGCTATTTGGGTTACCCGATGCTTGGGGATACCACTGCTGATAGTAGCCGTGACTTTGCTTATGGCTGGGTATCCCCCGGCACATGGCAGACATTGCAGCATCGCTTGGACTCTCTGCGCCCAGAAGAAGAAGTAACCGTACTTAATTATCTGGATAAGATTTCTGTGTTGGAAGAAGCCGTGACTGATTCCAGTGAAAATCTTGATACAGACCAGGCCGCCGTTTGGTACCACAACAAAAACGAAGTGAGTGACCGAATGAAACTATTCCGGCTGTGGCGTCGGGAATTGTGCGGGTTTATTGGCATTCATCCCGGCCCTGCGCTTGGCCCTGGCGGTACACGTATTGTTAGGGGGTGAGTGTGGATGGTCCAAAGCTACAGGATAAAATTTATAAGGGTTACGGGCAGGCGGCAAAGCGGATAGGTTATCCATACCAACAATTTCGTGCTACGTCGTCTAGCGATCCATTGGGCACCGAACCACTTCAAACCTTGCCAGCCTCATTCACTACTAACTTCAACTACAGCGCCCCGAATAAATACGGACAAGCGACATGGCTTGGGTTGTTCGATGCAAAGCTTTTTACGCCAGGTGATTTTCTTGTTGGGCATCAAGGAACGTACTTTGTTGCTGCGATGCAGGACACTCTGCCTATTTATTGTGTGCAAACGAACCGCACCATATCCGTTCTGCGCGGGAGTATGGAGGCGGGGGTCGGTCAGGTAGGGTATGGCGGGGCGACAGTAGAAAATGAAGTGGTGATACTGTCAGGATGGCCTGCCAGCATATTGCAAGGAACTAAAGGGGAACGAAACGAGGTGAATTTACCGAGTGACGCAAAAACCCCATGGGTTGCCATCCTTTTTCCAGCTTACGGCGGCTTAATTCTGCGAACCAGTGACATCATCACCGATGATATTGATCGGCGCTATGTCATTTCGAGTGCCGAGCTTACTGATATGGGTTGGCGCGTAACTGCAATGCAAGTGATGGTGTGATATGGCAGATCAATCTGATGCACGAAACCTAATTACTTCAAAAGTGGCTGCGGTTATTTACCCAAATGGGACGTCACAGCCAAGCATTGCTGGTGTCGATGTGAAGATTTACCCTGGCTGGCCAGTACCCAATGTACTTGAAAAGGATTTGCGAGCAGGCGGCCTGCATATCTCTGTTTACCCACTTCCAACAGAGCGGAAAATTGGCACTCAGATTGGACGCCCATATCAGGTCATCACTCCGGGCACTCCTACCATTTCCGGTGAGGTATCTGAAACCACAGTAACGTTATCTGGGTCAATAAATACCCCACAAAACGTATATTTATTGGTTAACAAGGTCGGGCATCAATATGCAATCCAGAGTGGAGATACGCTGACAACAATTGCCACGGCACTAGCAATGATGATTTCAGGCGCAACAAGCACCGGTCCAGTAATTACAATTGCTGGAGCAAGCGAAATCACATTTAGGGCAGGCGGCGTTGGTACTGCTGTTCGCGAGTTGAAGCGGCAGGAAAAGGATTTTCAGGTCACCGTCTGGTCACCAAATCCAACTTTACGTGATGTGATTGGATCTGCTCTGGATTCTGCGCTAGCCGAAACCAGCAATGTATCCTTCGCTGATGGTTCGCCAGGTATATTTCTCTACTCCAGATCGTTCGACAGTGATAGTACTGAAAAATATCTTCTTTACCGGCGAGACATCATCTACAGCATTAACTTCGCAACCACTCAAACATCAACAGCTCCGGTTGTCATTGCTCCGGTAATGAACACCAATGGACTGAACCAGCAAATTTAATCATCAGGAGTAAATCATGGCAGAAAAGACTGACGCGCCTATTGTTGCGTCATCTACAACAAAGGCAACCAGTTCAGGCCCTGGCTTTATTCTGGTTGTTCGCAATGCTTTTGCTGATTATGACATCGGGCAAGAAATTACAGACGCAGGAACCATCGCCGAGATTTTAAACGGAGAGTTGGCCTGCTACGTGATTAAACGCGCCGCATAAGCCTTCGTTAATTCCACACCAGAACCCGCCACGTGCGGGTTTTTTATTTGGAGATAGCCATGCCGATTTATCAAGCTGGCAGTTTGAACACAACCGCTCTCACCGCGCCGGATTTATACGTACAGGTGATTGCACCACGAACACGTTACATCAACGGCGTAGCAACTGATGGGCTTGGTATCGTCGGTATTGGCAGTTGGGGACCGGTTAATAGCCCTTTCCTGATTGGCTCGGCAAATGATCAGGCACTTTATCTTGGTTCGCCACAAGTACGAAAGTATGACTTGTCCACGGCAGTTTCAATTTCGTTGGAGTTGGGAGCGGCTAATATCAATGCTGTTCGCGTCACTGACGGCACGGATGTTGCGGCAAGTACAACTTTGAAAGATACAGCAACGACACCAGCGACTGGTGCAACCTTAACGGCAATCTACAGTGGCACTCGCGGCAATACGATTCAGGCCGCTATTACTACTGGCACAGCGGTTGGCTCGTTTAAACTGGTAATTAACTTGCCAGGGCAGAACTCAGAAACATTCGATAACCTGACAGGTGCCGGCGCTGCATTCTGGACGAATCTTGTTAATGCGGTAAACCGTGGGCAAACCAGCGTGCGTGGAGCGTCACAGTTGACTGTTGCAACTATTGGCACAAGTACGGCAGTCCCAGATATCACGCAAACCTATACGCTTACAGGCGGCACTGATGGGGCAACAACCATCACTGATACTGTATTGCTTGGTACGGATGGCACAAGCACAACCCGTAAAGGGATGTATGCACTTCGAGGCACCAACTCTCAGGTGATTAACCTGGTAGATGTAACTGACTCGACCGCATGGCCTACGATGAGCACATTTGCCAGTAACGAAGGGTCTTATGCGATTACTCAGGCAAGTGCGGGAACAACCTATGCCGCAACATCCACCTCGCTAAATACGGCTGGCGTTGATGATTGGCACTTTAAGCTGCTAGTTGGCGATTGGGCGTACTGGAAAGATACGGTGAATGGCATCAACCGAATGATCGCGCCAGCTACTTTTGAGGCTGCCAATATCTCATCTCGCTCACCTCACATTTCCACCCTTAACAAGCGCATTAGCAATATCGTGGCTACTCAGCGATCATTAGCAAGTCAGCCGTATTCACTAAGCGAAATTGGGGCCATTAATACTGCTCGATTGGATGTGATCACCAATCCATGCCCAGGCGGTAATTACTTCGGCATGCGCTCTGGTCTTAATGCCAGCTCAGTGCAAGCGCAACGTGATGACACCTACACGCGGATGACTAACTATCTGGCGCTGACACTGGCCGCCAGCTTCGGTTATGTCGTAGGCGAAAACCAGACTGTAGACCTGCGCCGAGAAACAAAGAGCACTATAGAATCGTTTCTTTCCAACCTTGAAGGTCAAGGCATGATTGGCGATCCAAATGGTGGCCCAGCGTTCTCAGTACAGATTGATGCTGCAAATAACCCAGATTCCCGTGTAGCGCTCGGTTATATGCAGGCTGATATCCAGGTTAAATACCTGAACGTTGTTCGTTATTTCCTGTGTAACTTGGAAGGTGGCGGCAGCGTATCTATCGCGGTTTCAAACGCGCCCCGTTAAATAAACCTCTAACCCTGCTTCGGCGGGGTTTCTTTTTTGGAGAATAAACATGCCGCAATTGGGCTATACACTGGGTCGTGACGTCGCAGTAGATATCAACACACCTACTGGCAAGCTGAGCATCCCTAAAATCATGTACTTCGACTCTAAGCCGCAAGTCTCTAATGACAAAATCACTCCACTGAATGGCATCACTGATGAACTTCAGATCCCCACTGGGTGGAATGGCACCATTACTGCGAAACGCATGGATGGAACGTTAGATAACTTCTGGGCACAGTGGGAAGAGAACTACTTTAACGGTATTGATCAGCAGCGCGGGACCATCACTGAAACTATCCAGGAATCGGACGGTACTGTCAGTGTTTATCGCTATGAAGGTGTTTCATTCCATCTAACTGATGCTGGTAAGAAGAATGGCGATAAGACGGTAGATCAAACCCTGTCATGGACCGCTAACCGCCGTAAACGTGTCGGCTGATTTAAATAATAGGAATAGAAATGTCTAAGTTAACTGTTAATGAAGTGAAGAGTGGTGTGGCTCCTGTCGTAGAGGTAGAAAAGTTGAAGCAGGTTACGGATTCACGTGGTCGCGTTATTAAGATTCGTGAATTGAATGCGCTGCAAGAGGCTAGAATTGTATGTGCTGCTGGCGCTGAGTATGCCATCAACTTTATGTATATGAACATGTATGTGATGCCTGCTGCCGCAGTCGAAAGCATTGATGGCGATGAATACTCTGTGCCAATGAATTCTGCGCAAATTGATTCAATACTTACAGTACTCGGGAAAGACGGTTTGCTTGCCGTTAATGGATATCTCCAGTCAGAGGCTGAGGCAGATAAAAAGGCTGATAGCAAATTATCTAGGGATGCAGCGGCAAAAAACTAGCGCAGAACCCCGATTTTCGCAATCAATGCTGGCTTGTGAAGAACGGGGTTCCTTTTAGCGTAGTGTTTAATATTTCTGAGTTACTCCCCCATGAAAGTTTTGCGATGTCCGTTGTGTTTACTGAATACGAGGGATACAGCACCTTCAATTGGAATACTAAACAATTTGAGGAAAATAAATAATGGATCTCGAAGGCTTCGCTCGTGAAATGTCCATCTCATCGAAAGCTATTCGTATTGAGCTGGAGGTAGGATTTAAATCAGTGGTTGAAGATATTGAGAAAACCGCAAAAGAGGAACTCGGTGTTTATCAACCTGCTGTTGGATCTTTCGATGCGTGGGATGCATTAGCTGATAGCACAATGGCGTCTCGGGCCAGCGCTGGATACAGTGAAAATGAGCCGCTATTAAGGTCTGGAGAACTCAGAGATAGCATTCAAAGTGAAGTTGTTGGCTTGGCTGCGATTGTAGGGACTAAAAGTGACATTGGCCTTTACCAAGAGGTGGGCACATCAAATATACCCCCTCGCCCATTTATTGGCCCAGCATACGTTCGTAAAATAGATAAACTAATGGATACCGTTGGGTCATGCATCATGAAAGGATTTAAGGCGTATTGACCTATAACCCTCTGGCTTATCCGGCGTTTTTGCACATCATTTTGCGTTTCCTTGCACCTCCCCCCTGCTATGATGTAACGAACTGTTATGGATGGGGATAGGGATATGAGAAAATTCGGGATTTTATTGCCAATTTTTATAGTTTTTGTTTCTTTCAGCGCCTCAGCCCGATGGGTGACTAGTTCAGACGATGATGTATTTAGTGGTGGTAAAAAGGCAACAATGTTCGTTTCTGTCAATGATTACAATGGCGATCAAGCGTTTGTATTTGATTGCACTAAAGATGAACTTTCATTTTCATATATTGAGAAGTCACCAGATCTAGGGCAGTTGAAGATTCCTGTGAAAATGGTTGTGAAGATAGACTCCGGTGCAATTATAAATATTGATGGTGAAACTTCTCAGAGAAATAGTGAGTATTCAGAAATAACTTCTAGTGACAGAGAGTCGATTTTAAAAATCATGCAGGAAGCTAGCAAGGCGAAGTCAAAAATAATCGTCGGTTTAAGTGTCCCTGAGATAGATGTTAAGCAATCATATTCAGCTAACGTAGTTGGATCAAAGAAAGCAATAGATAAATTTATGTCCGCTTGTGAAATAAAGTAGGATTAACTTTTAAATGGTGGGGAATGATGAAGAAAATTGTTTTAGCTTCGCTAGCTGTCATTTTGTTAACTTCAACCGCAAGCGCGTCAGAATTAAGAATAGGAGATAAAGCCAAAATTAAGGACGGCGGGTGGGTTTGCCGAACGCTAGACAAGGCCATTGCTTCTAGAGCAATTAGTGAAAGTTTAGAGCAAGGGCTAAATCCAGATACATATCAGCTATCAAATGGGTCATGCATTACCTATTCTGTAAGGCCAATGAAAATAGTAGCTTTTGATGATTATCTAATTCCAGGGTTTCCAGAAAAAGGAAAACTGTTTGTATCCGTAATTGAGCCAAGATCTGGGGAAGTTTGGTATGCCTTTACTGGTTTTCTCCAGCCAGTTAAATAACTAATTTTATTCGAACGATGAGACCCAGCCTTAGCGCTGGGTTTTTTATTACCAAAAATCGAGGCCACTTATGGATACTCAAGCCTATCGTGTTGCCGTGAGGCTGGCACTTGACGATCAAATAACTCGCAGCCTCACCCAGGTAAGCCGAGATGCCATTAAGTTGAATGAAAAATTCATTCAAATGGCAAAGAACATAAAATCAATAACGTCCTCAGCTAAGGAAGCCGAGCGTGCGGTTAGCAGTATGAATAAAGCAATGAGTAATCAATTTTCGTCGGCCACTCGAGGTGCGAACGAATACTCAACTGCCATGCGAAATGCTACAGATAATGCCAGACGTATGAATGACACAGTTCGTAATGCGCCAAGAGTATCAGGATCAAACTTAATGCCATATCTTGCTGTTGGCGCGGTTGCAGCTTCTGCATCAGGCGGCGGTGGCATGAGAGGGTATTCTGGTGGCGGTGGATTGCTCGGGCTACCAGGGCCATCTGGAAGCGGTGGGTTTGCAGGGTTAAATGGTTGGAAAAATGGCTCACCTCCTGGTGGCTGGGGTGGCGGCGGTAATGGTGCTGGCGGTGGAATGCCGCCAAACTCTCGAGGTGGACGCTTTACCAATGCGGACGGAATGACAAATTTAGCAACGGGTTATCTTGGTTTTAAAATGCTTGATGGCTTTGTAGATCAGGCTGCTAAATATCAAACAGTAACTGAAAAATTCAATCAATATGGGCTTGGTGATGTAGCGCTTAAGGATGCAGAAAAATACGCGGCCGCGACCAAAATCACGGGTAGTTCAAACACTGACATGCTTCGTTATCTTACTGAAGCCCAGGGTGTGTTTCGTGAATCAGGTGCATCTACTTTGCAAGAGCAGCTTAGAGGGGCCAAATTAGCAGCTCCAGTGATGGCTAAGATGAACTATGCAATGACCGGCCTTGATGAACATGCCAAGGCGATGACTGAATCAAAGCAGATGGACATGTTAAGGTTTGTCGAAACCGCCGGCGGCTTGAAAAGCCCAGAAAGATTTAACTCCCTGATGAACGCAAGCTTTAAGGCTATACAATCGTCTGGTGGTAACGTTGACTTTAGCCAATATCGCCAGTTTATGGCGAGAGCTGGAACATCAGCTCAAAATCTATCGGACAAAGCTCTGTTTGCCAGCTTGGAGCCGATCATTGGCGAAATGAAAGGTAGCACAGCGGGCTTTGCAAACCGGACTTTATATAGCCGACTCAATGGTATTATCAAATTACCAAATCAAGTCGTCCATAATTTAATGACAAGCGGTATATGGGACGAGAGTAAAGTTGAATTAAATAAGATGGGGGGAATTAAACGATTTAAAGGAAACCCATTAGTTGGTGCAGATATTTTGTCATATGAGGGTGCATCAGCATTCTATGAGAAAGTGTTATTGCCATCATATAAGAAAAGGGGCCTCTCGCCCTCTGAAATACAGCGAGAGAACGCCTTAATAGGTGGGAATACTGGCGGCATGATGCTCAACTTAATTGATAAGCAATTAACGCTTATTCATCATTCAGAGCAGGCATTTTTAAAAGCCAGAGGCTTGGATGAATCTGCGAATGCAGTCAGTGGAACTTACAGCGGTAAGATGATCGACTTCAATAAGAAGTGGGAAAACTTACAACTGGCAATGGGTAAGGATGGGGGGTTGCTTGACACATTCACCCGCGGACTTGAATTTCTAAGCACTACGCTCCAAAAGATTACTGATACAGCTAAAAAATATCCTGACGTTGCCAAATTAGTTGGTCAAACAGCTCTTGCAGTAGCAGGATTCGCAGCCCTAAGCGGCGGGATGTGGGTTATTACTCATGCTGCTGGGGCTTTAATCGGACCACTGAAGTTAGTTGGATGGGGGGTTAATGCACTTCTTGGTGTTGGTGTTGGATCTGCTGGAGGTTTGCCAGCGCTAGCAACGGCGCTAGGTGGATTGCCAGCATTAATTACTGGAATACTCGTTGCTGTAACAGCCTATTCAGCTTATGAGGTTTATCAATGGTACAAGAACGGTAAAACAGATGATGACTTTAAAGCCGCAACCGCAGCCGCAAGCAAGGGTAGTTCATCATTTAATGTGACCAACCCCAATGCGGCTGATGAGTATCGCCGTTTAATCAACCCGACTAAATATCCTGCACCACCGCCAAAGCCAGCCTCAAGTAATAATCAGCCGGTTAATCTGTTAATAACGCATGAGGGGCGAAAAGTAATCGTTGCTACCGTAATGGATGGCATGGGGAAAGAAGCTTCCAAGCCGCCAGCAAGCACCAGTGCTTTTGATTCGTCTATGCTGATGGTCTACCCAGGTCAAGTAAGCTCACTTTCAACCAACTAACGGAGTTGCCATGTCGTTTATAAGCGCATTGAATAACTTCGCGCAGGGGGTAGATCCGACTGTCACTCGACTAATCCTGGGTGATTTTGAGTTTTTAGGGTTTGAAGTCCCGACTCGTCTGGCTTTCCCTGGCAAGCAGAAAACCGTCATTCACCAGATGATCGGTGGAAAGCGGACGATTGATGTGCTCGGCACTGAATACGACCCTTTGACATGGAGTGGCATCATTACTGGTGCCCAGTCAAATGATCGGGTTATGGCATTGGAGCGCATAAGGGATGCTGGCGACCAGGTTATAATGACGCTGGATGGCTACAGCTTCACCGTTGTGATCACCTCGTTCACGCCGTCATATGATTTTATCTACCGGCGTCCGTACACAATTGAAGTTGCTGTGGTATCACGCAATGACTCGCCATTGAGAGTTGATGCGCTTACTGGTGCGTTGGATGCATTGGTCAACAGCGACGTAGGAAAGGCTCTGGGGCTTTCTGACATCATCGACATACAAAGCGTGACTGATGCTGTTAACGCCGTGCAGAGTGCCGTTAGTCAGGTGCAAGATATTGCTCATGCGGTGGTTGGAACTGTGCAAACTATCGTGCGTCCAATTATTGCTGCTCAAGTGCTGGTCCAACAGTCGATTAATCAGCTCGAGGCGGCCGCCAATGATATTACATCGCTTGGTGGTCTGGTTCCCGGCAATCCAATATCAAAAACCATTAGTAACTTACTGCAGCAAGCCGATCTGACCACGCGAACACCCGCGCTTTACCAATTGCAGAATGTTCTTGGTCGGCTGAATAAGAACGTTACATCTGGCCAAACGGCTGACGGTGTTCGCTCTATTACTTTGTCTGGTGGCAATCTTTACCAGGTGGCATCAGATCAGTACGGCGACCCGTCACTGTGGAACAGTATTGCGTCAGCGAACAACCTAACCGACCCACAACTAACGGGCATTAACACCCTGACCATTCCATCCAACCCAACGAGTTAGCTATGGATGTAAACAATCCGATTATTACCTCCAGCGCCCGGCATATATCCGGGCGTTGTCTTTTAAACGGGGTAGAGGTTCCATTTATTGCTTTTGATGTTGAAAACAACTCATTCCGCGGGGCGTCTACCTTTAATTTAACCTTGGCCACTTCCGCAATGCCTGCTGATATGGGGCTGCTGAACTTTTGGGCCAAACAAACCACCATCAGGGTTGAATTGTCCGCTTCAATTACCACAAAAGCTGGCACTGATGAGAAAAAGCTAATTATCGGGAATATCGATAACTGGCGCTTTGATCCGGCACGATTTGAAATACAGATTGATGGGCGTGACTTTACGTCATTGTTTATCGATGCCAAGTCAGCAGGGGAGAGTTTCAAAAACTACACCAGTTCACAGATAGCGACAATCTTAGCTAACCGACATGGATTGAAGCCTGTAGTGACAAAAACAACGGGTCTGTTTGGCGATTTTTTCCAAATCGATTCAGCTCATTTGACCGGGGAGCAAACGGAGTGGGACTTGCTCACTACGCTGGCTGGCATTGAAGATTTCTCGGTGTATGTGAATGGCGACAGTCTCTACTTTGGCCCAATAGTTAACCCAAAGACGAGCGATAACTATGTGATCCGCTGGCAGCCATCCGGCATGCTTTCATATCCGCAATGTAACACCAGCGATGACCTGTCATTCTCACGCGCCCTGACTATCTCAAAAGGGATAACGGTTGAAGTTCTTAGTTGGAACTCAAAGCGAAAGAATCAGCAATTTATGGCTTCTTTCCCGAAGTATGCGAAGGGGATAACCCCCGGCGCAGCAGTTGCAAAAACCAATGTTTACCGTGTAATTCGCAATGGGTTGACGCCTGAAACAGCCATGCAGTTGGCTCAGTCTATTTACAGAACTATCGTGGATCAGGAGATGAAGTTCTCCTGTTCAACAGCCGGTGACAATTTACTGACACCTCAGACCATGGTTCGTATTGAGGGGACGGCAAGCCCATTTGATCAACTCTATTATTGCGAGAGCGTGCGCAGGACATTGAGTTGGGATACTGGATACACAATGACCGTTAGTGGCAAGAATCGCAGTCCGGCGCTGGAGGTATCTCAGTGAGAGCATTATTAAACTCTATAGCAGGAAGGGCGCAGCAGGCGGGGGCGTCATTTACAGGCACCAGAGAGGGGATTATCACTTCATATGACCCAACGGAGTACGCAATTAAGGTAACTCTACAGCCAGATGGTGCAGAAACTGGCTGGATACCGCTTGATTCGCCTTGGGTGGGTAATGGGTGGGGTATGGCGGCAGGGCCGATGATTGGTGCATCGATAAAGATTGATTTCGACTCTGGCAACATCAGCAACGGTTCTGGTGGAGGGCAGCACTATAACGATGTCGACCGCTGTCCGGCCCCGCAATCGGGTGAATTTTTTGTGGTGCATGAGTCAGGGTCAAGTTTCAAATTAACCAATGATGGAAAGGTTAGGATAATTGATAGTGCAGGTTCAGAAATAGTGATGAATGGTGACGGAACAGGTGCGATGACTTTCGCCTCTGGATTGACTGTAAATGCCAACGTGAAAGTGAATGGAAACTTTGTATCGTCTGGCGATATTTCTGACCAAAACGGCGGCAAGGGCGTACTCCAGAAAATAAGAGACCTGTTTAATCTCCACGGACACGATGGTGTTCAGACCGGGACAGGAACAACTGATACACCAAACAACTCAATGTAGGTAACCCATGTATGATCTCTATCACTTCATAGGTGGTGACCTTGGCGTCTCGCCTACGGGAGACTTGCGCCCAGTTGATGGCTCGGAGCGTGGAACTCAGAGAATATTACGCCGACTCATGACCAATCCAGGTGAATATATTTTTCATCCTGAATATGGTGCCGGTCTTGGTCAGAAGGTTGGACAGTCGGTCAATAAAAATGAATGGGAGGCTTTAATTAGAGGACAAATGCTGTTGGAGGATTGCGTGGCACAGTCACCAATACCAAAGATAACTCTCACTCTAATTACTGAAGGTGTCAGCGTATTTATTCAGTATACCGATGCCGTATCCGGTACCCCAGAAACTTTAAGCTTTGACGTAACGAGGTAATCGCGTGGCATCTCTCAATATTAAATCCTTCACTGACTTAGTCAGCGATCAGGTCACTGCGATGCAAGCAAAGGCTAGTGGTTTGGTTGATTTAAGTATCGGCAGTCTGTTAAGAGCCTTGGCTGAGTCCAATGCTGGAATAGCTCAGTGGATACAGCAACTAATCGTAACTTTACTCGTTACTACCAGAGCATCTACCAGTTCTGGTGCAGACCTTGATAGTTGGATGGCTGACTTTGGGTTTCTTCGATTGTCTGCTGTGCAAGCTTCAGGGAATGTCACATTTAGTAGGTTCACTGCAACTAATCAAGCGCTAATACTGGTCGGCGTCGAGGTTACAACCACTGATGGAACTCAGGCGTTTACTGTTATCGCAGATGCAACAAACGCAAACTATGATCCGGTGTTCAGTGGATATGTAATGTCTCCTGGCATTGCCGCGATTTCTGTTCCTGTTATGGCAAATACAGCGGGGCTGGCGGGGAATGCTCAAGCAGGAACGATCACTGTAATTTCTGGGTCTATTCAATTCGTTGATACAGTCACTAACCCGGTAACGTTTTCAAATGGTGAAAACGCTGAGTCTGACCAAGCATTCAGAGCAAGATTTGTTTTGTGGATAGCATCATTGTCGAAAGCAACTAAAGAGGCTATAGGGTACGCAATAACCAGCATGCAAAATGGAGTTACGTACACCCTCACTGAAAACTATGCCTATAACGGAACGCCGCAGCCAGGGTATTTCTACGCAGTCGTTGATGATGGTAGCGGAAGCCCATCCAGTGTTTTTATTTCTTCTGCTTATAATGCGATCGATGCTGTTCGTGGTTTTACAGTGACATTCGGTGTCTTTGGGCCGGAGTTGGTGACAGCAAATGTATCTATGGTACTAACTACTGACCCGACAGGAAGCCACACAGATATCGTTTCTCTGGTTACCCTGGCACTTCAAGACTTCATCGCTGGGTTATCGCTTGGACAATTACTTCCTTTCACTCAATTAGCAACGATCGCATATGGGGCAAGCCCTCTGGTTACTAATGTGTCATCGGTAACTCTCAATGGCAGTACGTCAGATCTTGCGGCATCAGCTAAGCAAGTAATTCGTACAGGAACAATAATGGTGAGTTAAATGGCTATAGGTGACCAGCTAGATATTGAGGGGCGAATTAAGTCTTTATTACCCCCATCATGGTTTGGTGATGACCATCCGCTTATGAATGCAATAGTAACAGCTTGTGCTACATCACTTGCGTGGTGTTATTCACTATATGTTTACGCTCAACTGCAAACCCGAATTAATTCGGCAACAGATGGTTGGTTAGATATTATTGCCAATGATTTTTTCGGAACTAATATCCAGAGAGTTTCAGGTCAATCTGATGATTTATTTAGAAACCAGATAAGAATTAATTTATTTAGGGAGCGAGGCACCAGAAAAGCAATTATTGATATTCTTGAGGATATTACTGGGAAAACACCTTTAATATTTGAACCTCAAAATCCAATAGATACCGGCGCGTATGGAGGCCCAACCCTTGGTTATGGCGTTGCAGGAGGGTACGGGTCGCAACTAATCCCCTACCAAGCATTTGTGACGGCATATAGGCCTTCTGGTTCAGGGATACCATTTATTGCTGGTTATAGTTCCACACCATCAGGATACAGCTCTCCCTCGCGGGGAATGTATGCCGAAAGAGACATGATTAATGGAGGGGCAACTGATGAGCAAATATATGCTGATATAGCCTCTGTTAAAATGGAAGGAACAATTGTCTGGGTTCGTATTCAGTAAAGTCAAACAATACAAATAAGCTAATCGAGAATTAACAATCTCGGTATGTATCATATTATCTGGAGAAATAAATTGGATAGACAAATCGTTTACCCAGGCGCGATTCCGCTTGAAACTGACCTGTTAAATACTAATCGGTTTACAATGATTGCAATTGCAAAGTTAGCTGCATCTGTCATGGGGAGTAATACATACTTAAATGGTCTTGCCTGCACTGCCAGCAGCCCAGCATCTATGGTAATTAACATTGCACCAGGAGAGATTTATAGCCTTCAAAATATTGACTCTGCTGCATATTCATCATTACCAGCAGATACCACACACAGCATTTTAAAACAGGGCATTGTATTAAACACAACGAGCTTTACCCTTGCCGCGCCATCAACCGCTGGGCAAAGTATTAACTATTTAATACAAGTTGCATTTCAGGATATTGATTCAGGGGCAACGGTATTACCTTATTACAATGCTTCTAATCCAGCCCAAGCTTACAGTGGGCCAAACAATTCAGGTATTGCTCAGAATACTATTCGCTCAGGGGTGTGCAGTGTTTCCGTAAAAACAGGCGTTTCGGCTACAACCGGATCACAAGTAACACCTTCTCCAGATGCGGGATATGTTGGGGCATACGTAGTCACTGTTAACCAAGGACAAACAACAATAACATCAACAAGCATCAATTTTGCTGCTAATGCACCATTTTTACCGAAAAATGGGTTGGTATCCGGGGTGCAGTCCAACACCTTAAATTACTCTACTGATACCGGAACTGCCAATGCATATGCAGCCTCTTATTCTCCAGCTGTAACACAATTAACTGACGGACTTAGGCTGACCTTCAAGGCAAAGAATAACAACACGTCATCCTCAACATTTTCACCCAATGGAATTTCTAGCGCCCCAATTTACACTCGATCAGCTGGTATATTGACCGGGGGAGAGATTGGTCAAAATAAAATTATAGAGGTTGAGTGGAATAGTACGTTAAACGCCTGGACACTAATCTCAGGTAGCGATCCTCTCGCAGTTAGCGCACTCCAAAAGGCCAACAACCTTTCTGAGATCGCCGCTGCGGGTTCTGTTGCACAGGCAGCAGCGCAAGCAAATATCGGATTGACGCCGAGCAAGTTTTCCGGCCGGTTGCTGAATACGCAGACATTCACAGCCACTGGCACTTATACAGCTACAGCAGGAACTAATTTTGTGATTGTTGAGCAAATAGGAGCTGGCGGGGCGTCAGGGGCTATATCTGCTACAGCATCTAACCAAAATTCAATTACTTGCCCTGGTTCAAACGGAGTCTATGCAAAGGCGAAATTTACAAGTGGGTTCAATGGCGCATTGGTAAGTATTGGTGCGGGAGGGCAACCACGTTTAGGTAATGGATTTGACGGGGGAAATACTTCATTTGGTTCATTACTAGTTTGTCCAGGTGGTACAGGCTCATTGGTAGGTAATCCTACAATTCCACCAGGGTACACCTCACCACAATCGGGAACTGTAGCGCCTACAATAGATGCATCAGGTATTCTATTGGCAAGTGAATATGGATCGTACTTACAGCCAGCAATAATGATTGGGCTTGGCGTGGCATCCAACTATGCATCGTGGCTAGTTACAAAGTTTGATCGCCGAGGAATGGGGGGTAACGGAAGACTAAACGGAGCTAATGGCACGCAACAACAGGGCGTGGCAGGTAATGATGGCTATTGCATAGTATGGGAGTACGCATAATGGGTATATATGCATTAATAAACACATCAGGGCTTGTTGTTAATGTTATAGCTAAAGACCCTAATACTGAAATACCCATTCCCGATGGGTGGGAGCTTGTAAATATTGATGGACTGCCTGTCGGAATAGGCTGCATTTATGAAGGCGGGGATTTTACCTGCCCTGAATAGGGTGGTAAATTTCAATCATAATGTGGTGGTTTTAATATTTTTCTAGGGAATGGCGCATAAATTAATAGCAGTTAAGTTATGCGCTATAAACCTCTATTCTTTCTCAGGGCGCTTAATATTCACCATGTTAACTAATGATATTATTGAAGACCTTGCTTTAGGTTCAGATACTGCTATTACATAAGCAAACACAAAAATCATAAGAAGTGGAATTAACGGGGACAGAATTATATACGCACCAAAGTCTACTGCTTTCATCATTTTTATCGTTGCAGAAACAACCATGTTTTCATGAATTAGATATAGCGGGTAACTGATGAAACCAAAGAATAGTAGCCCTCTATTTGTGAGCATTTTCCTTATTAATTCTGAGTAAAAAGAAAAGCAGAATATAAATATAATGGAACTTGTTATTATCAAAAGCATTATATTATTTGATGCTACATACAAACACCCAACAACAGCCAAAACCATCATTACATTATCAATGGTATCGTTTCTTTTATTTATCTTTTCGTACATGAAACAACCAATATAAAACCAGATATAAGCATCAAACCCTACTAGTACAGTAAACCTTAGAGCACTATCATTAAGTGTTTGGTGGAAAAAATGAAATAAAGAAAATGGAATTAGCGCAGTAACAAATAAAGTTTTTAAAAAAACCTTTCTGCCAAAGACAAAATATACAAAACCAGAGAATATATAAAACATCACTTCAACATAAATAGACCAGAATGCTCCTTCTAGCCCTTCAATCCTAATGCCAAAAATAGAATATATTATTTCAGGACTGACAAAGGTAAGTCCTGGTATAAGATTTATTAAGTTTGGTATTCCTGCTGGTCTTTCGTGAAAAAAATGCGCTGTTAAAAATATAAAAAGCGAGGCAATGAACATCGCAGGAAACAGCCGTAGCCATCTTTTCTTAAAGAATGCCCCCATGCTTGCTGTTTTATCCAGAGACATGAATATCACAAATCCAGATATTATAAAGAAAAAGCGAACACCAATGTGACCATACTTAAAAAGGAATATATCTTTTGTCTGCTCAACAAAGGGCAGAAGATCGGGCCAGCGCACAAAAGTATGGAAAAACAAAACAAGTAAGATCGCTATCCCTCTCATGCCGTCTAAATGCTTAATTCTTGATGATTGCGCTTCCACTACTATCTCCATTGATAAAGTTCCGGCGATTAAAGCTCATGCTTATCCCGGTTAATTTATTATATTTATGCTGTGTGGATGGTATCTCAGGCACAGAGCACACACAATCATTACGCTTT